TCAAGATCCTACAACTAATCCACAAATGCGTCGTCACATTGAAGGCGAACTGCATGATCTGGAAGAATACGCAGAACATCATAAAAAAGAAATTGAAGCAGGAGATCATCACGATCCATCTTACTTAGAATTATTCTGCGACCAAAACCCATCTGAACCAGAATGCCTGGTATATGACGACTGATGGCAGAAGGAGCAGCACTATTTGATCCCGGTTTTTTAGGTACACAATTCATTTGGTGGCTCGGTCAAGTTGCCGATGACTCCGAATGGAGAGATAACATCCTGCCTGGAAAATTTGAGGATGCAAATAGTATTCCTGGATGGGGTAGAAGATATAAAGTTCGTATCATGGGTATCCATGATAAAGAAGAGGAATCGATCCCTTCGGATCAGTTGCCATGGGCGAGCGTCATGTATCCCATCACCGCTGGTGGTGGACAAACAGGGGCAAGTCAGACCCCTATGATCCGTCAGGGTAATTTTGTCTTTGGATTCTTCATGGACGGGCAAGACCAACAGGTCCCCGTCATCATGGGAATCATGGGGCACAATGCTCAGACTCCGATGTCAACTAAAATTGGCAATACGGAATCTAACTTTGGTCCTACCAGTGGATATGCCGAAGGTAAAAATCCTCCGAAGGGAACTGCAAAACCAATTGCCCCTGATGATGGACTGGTTACTAAGAAACCAACTGATCCAAAGTTAGCTGCTGCACTTGCTCCCCCACCACCAGGTGTTCAACTTAATAAATTTGGACTGAGACCAGATCAACCTCTTAGTGCAATTCCTGGTGGATTGCAGGTTGCAACTGATGCCAGAGAAGCAGCAAGAAATGCAGGGTTGTCTCCCCTGGAAGTAGAAGATGCTGCCATGAAAGCAGTTGCAGATCACACTGCAAAATTAAAAAGACAGCAAGAATCTCCATCAGCACCAAGCACTGGTAATCCAACAAAAGAAAACCCCGACGCGGTACATCAACTCTCTGCAGCGGATACAAAGAGAGAAGCAAAGATAAAAGAATGTATCGTCGTGATGAAACCAGACCCTGATTCATTTGTACAATCAGCCGTGTCTGCAATTCAAACAACTATCAAAACACTGACAGAAAGACTCAATTCATATCTCAGTGCTATCTCAAGTTACGTTGATGCTGTATCAAACACAATTGAAAATGTGCAGAAGTTGATTAGTGATGCTGCTTGTCAGATTGCTAAGTACATGAAAGTCATCATGGACAAGGTGATGGAGTATGTGCTTAAAATTTTAAACAAGGCATTAACAAAAGCAGTTGCAGCACTACCAACTCACATGAGATCAATGTTTGGTGATATGAAAGAAAAAATCACCGAATTGATTCTTTGTTTGTATGGTAAACTCACTGGAAGTGTTTGTGGTCTGATTGAGGGTATTCTTAATGATGCCTTAGATATGGACAATGCAGAAAAGAAAGCAAGAGAGAACGTAGATAACCCACAGAATGATCAAGTAAAAAGACAACCTCAAGTTGGAACTTGCTATGCTGAGGATGTAATTGGACAAGCACTATATGCAAGTAAGGAAGAAATAGATAATGCAAATAATAATTTACTCGATAACATCAATTCTTTCTTAGAAGATGTTCAAAATGAATTAGCGGGGGTAAGTGGTGCTCTCTCTGACATTACAAATCTCCTTGGTGGTATCAGTGGTAGTATGTCTTCTGCTCTCAGTTTTACTAACATATCTCTGAATGTGTTTGGGTGTGAATTGTCACCAAACTTAGCAGTTTCTGATAAGTATTGCATGGCTAATGGTGGATCTGCACAACCAGACTCTGCTCTACCGAGTGCTAAGTCTATTGAGAATGCAACTAATAGAGAGAATGAACCTGCAAGAGAAGCACCCGCAGAGACACCATTCGCATCACCACCAACATCTCAACCTGACATTGATCTTGATACTCCAATAACACAAGCAGAAAGAGATGCTGTGGCACAAGGTAATATCATTGACGCACAAGGAAATAACATTGGAACTATCTCATAAATACTCATTATGAAGGCAAAGTATAATCGATAATGTCGTTTAATCTCTTCGGACCTGCATCTAAATCCGATATCAGGGTTGGTTACATTGACCCTGAGAGAGGTTTTGTAGGCAATTTGACGGTATATGAAGCAAATAGATATGCAAAATTAAATCCAGGAACTACTTTTATCTTTAGAAGAAGAGATAAAATCCAGTTCATGAATATCAATGAGGTCAATGCACTTGAAGGCAAAGACCTCTTACCTACAAACTCAGCATCAGGAAGTGCAGGTTGTGATGGTATAACTGGTCTTGACATCTACGATGATGGTACTGGTGATGGTGGATTCAATAATATAAAACCAGAAGTTCTAAAAGAAATTTCCCCCATAGTAAGGTTCTCTGGTGGTGGAGGAATTGGTGCCAAGGGTAACCCTATTTTTGGTAATGATGGATCTCTGCTTGCAGTTGATTTAATCGATGGTGGTTGGGGATATCAGTATGCTCCCATCACAGAAGTGTTTGATGACTATGGTATTGGATCTGGAGCTGTTGTTCGATCCATTATGATTGGGGATCCTGGTTATCCTGAATGTAAGTTTCTCACTACAGTAGAGACTTTTGATAAGGAAGAAGATTTTGAAGAATATGATTTAAGTGGAGCACCTACATCAGGATCTTTCGGTAGAAGATATGATAAGAATGGAAAGGATATTGGGATATGGGATCCCACTATCTACGCAAGTCTTGATAGTGATCCGATAGGAATAGAAATTCAAAGGTATCAAGATTTTCTTCTCTCTTTGAGAAGAGGTCAGAAGATTAATATTGATCAGAATATAATTCGTAATTGGTGGACAACAAGACAAGAAAGACCTATTCAGGTAACTGCAAGAAATAAGAAATCAAGGGTTGTCCACAAGGTTAGACATCCTGGATGGAACAATAGCGATGAAAATAATAAACCAAGAGAGGATGCTGATTATATTGATGTCGTATTTAACATCTATAGTGCAGGTGCTAACAAAAGAAACTTAAGATTTATCTTTGCGTCTGAAGATGGGACTGAAAAATTTGTCATCAAAGCAGATGACTTTAAAGATAAAAAAGTCCATGAAGTAACCAAGAGAATAAAGAAGAATGTAAACTACAATGTTTCTTCAAGTGGTGATACAAAAGATACCGGGAAGAAAGGTAAGGGAGTAGAGCAAGGTTTAGCTGGGTTCCTTGGAAAAAATCCAAAAGAAAAAAATAATGGAAAGAAAGGAAAAGTTATCTTTGCCGACTTTAGAAATACAGCAAACGATAATGATGATTTGCAGATTGAATGTACGCAGGGTATATTCACTGCATCAAACAAAGATAAAAGTAAAGGTAGATCTACCTTCACTTTAACCTACAAGTTTGAAGACAGCAGGGCATATAGATCCTTGCAAGATAATGCAGAGAAAAGTTTTATGAACCGCAATGCGGTTTCTCCGGTTCCTCCATCAAATGTTCCTGGTAGTGACTTTGCTGGGATTGAACATACTATGGAATGGGAAGAAGATTTCCCGTATGATGGAGAATACACCTTCAAATACCTTGCTGATAATGTTGCTGATTTTTATCTTGATAATGAACTAATTGGTAGAGCAAAAAGATTCAAGGGATCTCCTGAAAAGATAAAGAGATTTGTAAAGTCTGGTGTTCACAGGATCAGAATTGATCTTGAAAATATTCCTATTTACACTAAAGTAGTAAAACAAAAAGAGGAGAAGAATAAAATCCCTGTTGAGTTTGAAGTTTATGGTCAAGGATCTGAAAGACACAGGCAAATAAAATTTGCATTCAGTTCTGAGGATGGATCTCATTCTTTTGTTCTGAATAATGCTCAAAAGAGTGATAGTTCTTATAAAAAAGAAATCAACATCCTTAGAAATACTAATTACAAGGTTGTTGCAATTGCCGATGCTGCTCCAGAAAAAATATCCGACAAAAGAGAATATAAAATTGAATATGATAACAATGTATCACCGACAGCAGGAAGAAGAATTGTTAATAAAGGAAAAACAATAGAGTTTGATGACAATTCAAGCAATGGATTTGATATTAATGCAAAGTTTAAAATTAATTCTACCTCTCCTGGGCTTTCAGCAAAGTTTTCTGAAGATGGTACAAAATTAATTATAAAAGGGCAAGCCAAAGGTGATATTTCTCTTACGTTTGAATGGGATGACAATCCAAAGATCTCTGGTATCTCAGTAGGATCAATTAAGATAGGGGACACTAAGTGGATTCAGAGTGGTGAAAAAGGCAATGTTACGAGAAAAATAGACATTAATAAAGCATCAAATACCAAATCAAACTCTGGAATTGTTGAACAAGGAACAGTACAGCAATTTAAACAACGCACCAAAGAGAGAGGGAATAAACCAAGTAAGATTGCTTTCGCAGATTATGTTGGATCTGCAAATGACAATGATGATATGCAAGTGAAGGTAAGTAGAGGTACTTTTACCGCATCAAATAGAACTCCCATAAGAGGAACTGGTCCACAAGGTAGACAGAAAAGAGGAACACATGATCTGACCTTTAGAGTTGATGCAAAACCAGAACTCAAAGGATCTATCCCCGCATCAGAAAGAGGTTTTGAAACTCAAGAAGTCTTTAGTACGAAAGAGTTTATTACTAAGGCAGATAGAAAACTGTGGAGAATCAATCCAAATGCAGGTAGAGATGGAGACTTCTTAAGTAGATACGGTATTCTTCCTATTAACCCTGATACAGATAAAGCACAGACTGATGATTTTGCTGGTAACTACGTCATCAGATGGGAATACGTAGACTTTCCCATCAGTGGAAACTATAATATTGAAACGATGGTTGATGATGATGTCACTCTCTACATCGGCAACCGTGCTGGTGGTGGTAGAATGGCAATTGGTAACGGTCTTGGTGATATTAATGAGGGTGGTGATGAAGTTATCATCAGAAAAAAAGGATTTAGTGGTCCAGGAAGAAGCACAGGTAAGAGTTTTGAAACAAGATATTTTGATGCTGGTAAGTACAGAATCAGGGCAGAACTAAAACAAATTCCAGGAAAACCTCTTAGTGGTGGTAATCCCATGGCTCTTGCTGTAAGAATTAGAGCAACTTTCAAAGAGAAGAAAATTGTTTCTGCCAGATCTTGGAATGATAATCCAATGGGTGCTGCACTCGTAATTGATGCACCTATGCCGCCGATTCCACAAGAACCAAGACCTGTAGCAGAGGGTAGGTGTCCTAATAATCCAATTTGGACTACAAGATTCCCAGGATCTAATGAGAGATGGTTCCCTGTGACTCTTGATGATAGATGGAGTCCATTTATGAATCGTTATGCGCTTTCTCCCATTCCTCCACTTGCAACTCCAGGTTCTGATAATTCTGGTGGACAACCTTATAGAACTTCATGGGTGATTGAAGCACCTTATGCTGGATTCTATGGTCTGAAGGGAACTGTTGATAATGGTGGTAGAATCTTGGTGGATGGTGTTGAAAAAATGTCTGGTGGTTTGAACTATCCAAACAGAGGTCTTGAAGGATTTAAATCAAAGTTTCCTCAGACTGTTAAGTTCCCTCTTTCTGAAGGAAAGCATACTATTGAAGTTGAAGTTGTTAATCAAACTACTGATACATTTGAAAAGGTAAAC